TACACCCAATGCACTACCACAGAACATTCCAGCAGTACTAAATCCTAATCCCTTCATGTATTCAATAACTTCTTCTGACTTTGGAGCACCGAAGTTATAATCAACATGCTGTAGTTCTAGGATTACATGGTTGCAGTTCTTAAGAACATTTGCAGCACCCTTTAGTACGTCTAGTTCTGCTCCCTGAATATCCATCTTAATAAGGTCAGGCATAGGGAAATTGTTTTCCTTTACCACGCTATCAAGTGTCATAGAGATCTTACGAACCTTTTTCTCTTCAGGGAATAGCTCATCCGCGCGAGGACTTAAAACATTATTTTCTTTATACATTGAGTTGCCACCAGGATGCTCGGTATTCTCATAGAAAGAAATTACCTTCTCATCTTCTGATGATAGTACGCCACAATTATGGAGGTAATTGCCTTCTTCATAAAGGAACTTAGTAGCATCCATCGCTTCAAACAAAACATACTGTGAGTTTGGCCAAACAGTTTTAGCTTCATTAGTCCAGTGCAAAACACATGCACCAATATCATAAATCACTTTAGGTTCAAGACCACCATTCTTCATGCTAGCAAGATACTGTGTGTGTGTCTGAGGAAGTAAACGCATAGCACCTAGTTCTCTGAGTCTCTTCTTCTCAGGATTTTCAACAACAACAGGTGGTGCTTCATCTACAATGGTGAATATTTTATGACCATGATGACCACACACAATAGAAGTATCAGCCCACATAGTAAATCCTTTAGCAGTAGCTTTACGGCAGAAGTCTAGATCTTCGCTGAAAGTATCCTTATGATCAAGAGCATCATGATAAACAAACTGAGGATAACCTACAGCAGCAAATACTTCCTTCTTAATAAGAACACAGCCTAGACCAAAGCCACCAACTTGTACAAGACCTCTACCATTTAGCTGTGACCAAGGAATACGAGCAAGGTTCATATCATATACTTCAATTGCCTGTGGTTCTAGACGCTGGCGATAGAGACCTGCTACTGCTGGCTTATCATGTGCTAATAGTTTCATAATAGTATCAGGAGCAAATGATACATCATGGTCAACGGCAAATAGATAATCAAAACCCTTTACAGTCCAGTCAGCAATTAGGTTACGGACTTGATCAACATTATAACCATAGAAGAATTGAAAGTCTGCCTTATATCCATGTGGGATAATCTGGTCATAGATTGACTTGAAAGTTTGAGGATGAATATCGTTAGCTGTAGGAATGCCGATTAGAATTCTTTTCAAGATGTTTTCTCCATAACCATGTTAGCGTTTTTCGTTTGTTCGTCTGCGTTTACTTTATAATCATTCAGAGGATTCATATCATTATAGTTATACACGATATCTGGGATACATACAACATTATCAGGATTAGCTTGTTCTAAGAAGGTATAGAATACCGAAGTATCCCCGCCAGCTCGCAACCAGTTACCTTCTGCATCTTTAAAATTATTAAGATCAATACCCATAAGATTAATTTTGAACGTTCTTAGATGCGTGTATGGCATATTCCAAGCGAACTTATATTTCCTATAAGACTTATTAGCTTTAACTTCTGGAGGATATGGCTGAGCAATAAGAGGAATTCTATCCACTAATGAGTAGCAGCTACCATAAGTGAACTCAGCACCCTTTCTATATATGTTGTTATATTTGTGGAATATATTAGGATCATTGACTAACCAATCATCACCATCCAGAAGCATAATGATGTCATTAAAAGAGGTATATGAAGCAATTGCGGTAATCTGATTACACACAGCTCCAACATTAACCTTGTTCTTAATTAGGACGAAATTTCTCTGAAGTTCAGGGGATAAGTTTTTTATAGTTTCTTCAGCAATTTTTACAGTATTGTCTGTAGAAGCATCGTCGATAATAAACATCTTGTAAGCTCTATAATCCTGCTGAGCAACAGAGTTAATACAGTTGGCGATATAATTCTCAGAGTTATAAACTGGAGTGATAATACTGATAATTTGTTCAGGGTTCCTAGGATCCTGTGCTTCATCAGCATTATTATAAAACCTACGACCGAACACCTTGCGTACTCTATGATTAATGTGAGTTACCTTGCGATATTCTTCTACTGGTAAGAATAGACCAAGAACTGTAAAGAAGTGCTGTTTCCATTGAAGAGCAACAGTATCCCAGCCACACACATCAGCAATCTGATTGCATGCATACATCTTCTGCTGATGTAGATACTTGTCATTATAGGCTCTTACAACCATATCAACGAATACATCTACCTGATAATCTGAATTGATATTAGGGAATAGACCATTAGGCTCGATAGGATAAGGAATCTTATAACAAGCAATATCAACAGCTGTTTCTTCTAGCGCACCAAAGCGGCATGTTAACAGAGGAGTATTGTGGGCTAGAGCTTCAAGGCAAGAGATACCAAAGGTCTCAGGGAATGCTGAGGGATAAATCATAAACGAAGCATCAGCCATAATCTGAGCAATTTCACTCTGCTTGATAATACCTGTGAAGTTAATATCATATTGCTTATCTAACTTCTCAAGTTCGTGGAACTTCTTTTCCTGTTCATCAGGACCATGGTCATCACGGAACTTATAGAAACCACCGATTATCTTTAGCTTTGCCGCAGGTATCTTTTCCTTAACCTTTGGCCAGACCTTTTCAACAAGAGGAGTCATACCCTTGCTAACAGAAGCATTGTAAACGAATAGGTTTGGATCCTTCTTAGTAACATCAACCCAGTCAATATAACGAATGATACCATTACGGGTTTGGAAAATAAAGTTCTTCATGGTTTCAAACATACGCTTACGACCATGATCGCAGTTACCAACATAAGATGTATGGAAGTCAGATAAGGTGAATACTTCGTTGATTCTGCCGTCGAGTAGGAATGGCTCTATGAACTGGTCACCATCACAGAAAGTATCGTGCATCCAAAGAACCTTATGACCTGCAGCTTTCATAAGAGGTTCAAAATTAGGTAATGGACCAAAAGACTTAAAGTTATTAACCATTTCTTTTGGGGCAAAAGCGGCAACAGAGCGAGAGGCTATGACTACATCATAACTCATAGCAATCTCTACTTGCGCTAGAGGACGATAGAGAACCCTATCATAAAGACCAGGTTCACATCCATCGTGGATACAGTCATTGTATACGGTTACGTCGAATCCAATTTTGGAGAGTTCCTGAGACATCAGGATAACGGCAGATTCAGAACCTCCAAGACCTCTCTTAGAGAGAGTGCTGCCATCATAGCAAAGACCAAGGGTATCAATTATCGCTAGTCTCATATCGTTTTCCTATAATATAAATAATAAGTATTATACAATGAGTATACTGTATTGGTGATTAAAAGTCAAGTTATATAACTTGATTATTTATATCGATATATATCGGATAGGAATGCCATATGGCTAGTAATACTGTCGTTCAAGTAAAACGCACGGCGATTTCAGGTCGCCCAGCGAATACGACAACGATCTCAAATCCCGGCGAATTAGCACTGAATATGACCGATGGAATCTTGTATTCCACGAACGGTTCAATCATATTCGAAATTGGTGCAAATAATACTAACGTCCGAGTTTCTAATACATTAACTGTTAAAGCGATATCCGCGAACAGTTCTGTGGGTGCAGAAGGTGAAGTTCTAACGAGCAATGGCTCCGGTGTATATTGGCACACCGTAACTGGTTATGCAGGTTCTCAAGGTTATACAGGTTCAGCTAGTACAGCCGCAGGTTATGCTGGTTCGCGAGGCTATGATGGCTCTCAGGGTTATACTGGTTCCAAGGGCGATACTGGTGATCAAGGTATTATCGGTGTTACTGGTTATACAGGTAGCCAAGGTACAGCAGGTTATGTTGGTTCGCAAGGTTATTCAGGCTCTCGTGGGTATAGTGGTTCTGTAGGATTTGTTGGTTCACAGGGGTATTCAGGCTCTCAGGGTTATACTGGTTCTCAAGGTACAACTGGTTACACAGGTTCTGTTGGTTATGTCGGTTCATTAGGATATACCGGTTCACAAGGTTATACTGGGTCAGGTTACACTGGCTCTCAGGGTACAACTGGCTATACCGGTTCCTTTGGGTATTCAGGATCAGTAGGATATGCTGGTTCACAAGGTTATACAGGATCTGGTTACACAGGTTCACAAGGTTATTCAGGATCTGTTGGTTACAGCGGTTCTAAAGGATATACAGGTTCTGCTGGTAATGATGGCGATTTATATGCCACAACATCAACCACACTTCTAGCTTTAGGTAACAGCGGAACTGCTACACTTACTTTAGATAATACCGCTGTCAAATATACTATTGGCCAGAATATCGTTGCAGCTTATGATATTAATAGCATTCAATATGGTACTGTATCATCATATAATTCTGGCACCGGTGTTTTAACATTCGTTAAAACTAATTCTGTTGGTTCCGGAACTTATGTTAACTGGACAGTAAATTTATTAGGTGTTCAAGGCGCTGTTGGTTACACTGGTTCTCAGGGTTATACTGGTTCTGTCGGTTATGTTGGTTCTAAAGGTGATATCGGTTATGTTGGTTCTAAAGGTGATATCGGTTATACTGGTTCAGTAGGTTATGCTGGATCGCAAGGCGTTATAGGTTACAGTGGCTCGTTAGGTTATACTGGCTCACAAGGTTACAGCGGTTCTGTAGGTTATGTTGGTTCTGCCAGTACTGTAATTGGCTACACTGGTTCATTAGGTTATACAGGTTCCAATGCTATTACTTGGAGATACAAAACTGCCAATTATACAGCATTAAACAATGATGGTATTTTAGCAGATACCACTGCTGGCCAATTTACTATAACTCTTCCCGCTTCACCACCAACTGGTTATTATGTTGTTATAACTGATGTATCAAATAC